TTGAACCAGATTTACCTGAGGTACCTGAAGTTCCAGAAGCACCCGAAGAACCTACATTACCACTTGAACCAGCAGAACCACTAGAACCAGCTGTACCTGAAGTACCACTTACACCAGCAGAACCTGAGGTACCACTTGAACCTGAGGTACCACTTGTACCAGAAGCTCCAGGTAATAATCTATATTGTAATACCCCTGTAGAAGGGTCATAAACAGTAAAGTAAAAACTTTCTGTATTTTCTGTTAATGTATTAATTTTAACTTCAGAACCACTAATATGAAGTGATCCAGTTAAACCTAATGTATCGGTAGTATAATCATATGTAAAGTTAGCTGAACCGCTTAACCCCAAATCAGGATTAGAACCTGTAGCAAATTGAATTTGTGTGTTATCACCTACAGCAGAGTCAGCTTCAGGAACTAAAATTTGAACACCACCATTAGGGAGTGGGGTTACTTCAATTCCTGAACCTGTAAAATAAAATGATTTAGCGTAATTTACTTGAGAGCCTGTGTAATATACTTGAACACCTCCTAAACCAGGAAGAGTACTTAAGTCAAGACTATGAGATACAGGAGGGTTGCTACCAGTGTAATAAAAATTAATTACACTACCAGCTAAAGAACTAGAGTAATAAAGGGATGAAAAATTCCCATCTACTTCCGCAAAAGTTAACTCGGATCCTTTATTCTGTCTTAGTATGATACCCATTTTTATTTATAAATATTAACAGATTAATATTATTCTTCAAAAGTTGAAGGAGAAGAATTAAAAGGGATATCTGTTCTTGGGGGTATTGTACTATTTGTATTTTTAAGGTCTGAGACTACTTCCATGTTAAATATAATTTGATTCTTACTACTAAATTTCTTCAATGCTGTTAATTCTTTCTGTACTGTATCTGGGACTACATAACCATATAATTTTAACTGGAAAGTTGCTTTTACTGTTCTTTCACTACCTTGGACTAATTCAGTAGGGGTAGAAAAATTGTCTATAGTAGCCCTAAACTTAAAACGATCAGGATTACCCCAATATGAATCAGAAGCGTAATTAATAGCTTCAACTACTTTATTTAGTTGTTCAATATAATATGTGGATACAATAAAATCATATGTAATATTTACATAATCAGGTATCACGACAGCATAGTATTGTTTTAGGGGTTGCTGGTTGTTTAAGACGTTAAAATTATCGTATGTATTTTGTTTATTATAAGGTTTTGTAAATATTTGAACGTTATGAGGATTGTTAGCATCCATTTTTCTAGTTAATGATCTATTACGTTCAATTTGATTACGTTTAAATGTAATAAGAGGCATCATAATTTTGCCTTTCTTATCTCTGTAGTACCCATCTTTTTGAATTTGTTTCCACCTTTCAGGTGAACCATAAATTACAGGTACTTTTTGTACTACACCATTTTGTTGTACTGTAGGTTTAATAACATTTTCCATATAATAGAAAATTGCTTCATCAATTTCTTTAAATCCTAAAGTAAACGGTTTAGTATTATCATCTCTAAAAGAGACTTGATTACCTCTATTTACCCCAGAAAAATTATTAGGATTACCTCTAGTTCCCCCTGTTTCAGGGTTAACATAAGGATCCTGTTGAGAAATGCTAATTTCTCTTTGGGTTTTTGGTACTGGTATTTTTCCTCTTTGAGCCATTAGATATATCTTTCTTGTGTTATACCTACTTTATCAGCTGGTACGTAATGTGCTTCACAGATAATTGAAATAGAAGAACCAAATTCTTCAAGTCCAGGATTAAAGTTTCCGGGTTGATTTGGATAATCTGGGTTCTTACCAGCAAAATACTGGTTAGAAATTATATTGTCTATTTCATAATATCCTTCATTATATAGGATAATATCTCCTACTTCTGGAACCAAATTAGCTCCGTAGTTGTGGTCTCCTTGATCATAGTTTTGGTTAAAATCTTTTGAAGCTTCTAATAAATCATCTCTAAGAAATTTAAAAGTAGCACCCCAACTAAAATCTGTACCTAAATCTGTTTCAGGGTATTCTTGGTCTCGTCTTTCTACTAAACAGTTTAATAAAACAGGACCCATATAATATTTTTCTTCAGCAGCTTCACCATAGAGATTAATCTTAGTTTCCTCTATTTTAAATTTATAAAAAGAACACTGTTGGGTGATTATATCACCCATCAGTTCTCTACTTATGTGTCTAAATAGACTTATATCTCTTTGAGCGCCAAATAATGCCATGTTATCCTATGTAAATTGGGAAAGGAACTTGTTGGAGTTCTTTTTGTCTGTAATCAGTTTCCAATGATCTTCTTTCCAATAATTTTTCTCTTGAAGTTTCATCAAGGTAAGCTCTTAATCTATCGATTAAAGCTGTCTTATCAGCAGTTGCTGAAGATAATAAATCGGATTGATTCATAGTTACTTCAGCACCAGGAATAGGTACAGTAGAATATTTACCACGAACATATCCCAACATTTCTTTACATAAAGCTAAAGCATATTCAAAAATCCAACTTCTACCTACAGAATTAATTTGAGTATAAACTGGGTTAGCATAAGGAACATTTGATACATTTGAGATTGAACCTGAATTTCCAGTAATACTGTTTGCTAATCTTTCAGATTTAAGTAAATATTGGAAATATAATGTATCCATTCCAGCCATACTTTCAACTGTTGGAATTGGAAATAATCTCAATTTATTATTTTGAATTTCAAATGAATAATTTGATCTTCTAATTTGATCATTTAGTTCAATTTGCTGGATAACTTGTAAATCATAGTTAATAGGCATTAACACAAAATTAATTGCGGGTGAATAATTACCCCAACCAAAGCTATCCATTAAATTCATAATACCTTGACCTGTTCCTATATAAGGATCAAAATATTTCATAATAGCAGGAGGTGATTCAAAAAATACTCGTTTAATTTCTAAATCACTACCACTAACACCTAATTCATCTACAGCCCATTGACCTAAATCATAATCCTGTTGAGAAGCTGTTAGAGCAATAGACCCAGTATGCCAATCTACATTACCACCAGTTCCAGCTTCAGTACCATATTGTTCTGAGAGTTTAATTATTACCCCCATATTAGGAGTAACTGCTGAAAATGCTAATGAAGAACTACCATTTACAGTAGGAACATCACTTGAAATGTTAACTCCTTCTAAAGATAAGTAATCTTGTCTTACCTTATAAGCATACACTTCATTACCATAAATTGTTGTTGCCTCCTCAAAAGCAGCATAAAAGTTTTTATCTTGTAGTTCAACATCTACAATCGGAAATCCTAATCTACGAGCAGCAAATGTAGTAAACCTATCAGCATCTAGTTGAAAAGCAACATCACTATCATAGAACCCAAAAGGAGTATCTCCAGAAGAAAAAGATGATGAACCTGGATAAATTGGGATATTGGCCATTGTATATTTTTGTTATAAATATTGAAAAAGATGGTTTAATTATCCTTTTCTGGATTTTCCACTGGTACCTGATGAACCACTTGTAATTCCTCTATCAGCAGCATCTTCATATAATTCAATTAAGTCTGATACAATAGGATCTCTGTGATTTTGTTTTAAGGTAATACCTGTCATATTTTTAATACCACGAGCAGCAGAATATAAAAATCTAAAACCAGAATCTCTTTTTGACTTTAAATCTACTTGGTGGTCGTCTCCACAAATAATCATTTTTGAACGTAAACCTAAACGGGTTACAATCATTTCCATCTGTTCATGAGTTACGTTTTGAGCTTCATCTACGATAATAACACTATCAACAAAAGTTCTACCGCGCATAAAACTAACAGGAACGATTTCGATTTGTCCATCTGTTATACATTTTTCGATTTTTTCCTTATCATATAAAAGGAACATATTTTGATAAATTGGTTGAACCCAAGGATCCATTTTTTCCCTTAAGTCACCTGGTAAGAATCCGATTTCTTCTTTTGATACTGTCGGACGTGTAATTATAACTTTTTCGTATTCTCTTCTAAATAAGCCATCTAGGGCAATTTGGCAAGCGAGTAATGTTTTTCCTGAACCTGCTGATCCAGCTAAAATTGTAAGTGTGTTATTTAATATTTCTTCCTTAGCTAATTTTTGTTCTTCATTAAGGGTTAATTTAAATTTAATAGGGTTTTTCAATACTCTTTTTTCTTTAAATACCGGGTCGGTATGATGATTTGATGCCATTGTCTTGATAATTGATTTTTACTAATTTATCGAGTCCTGCGTTAACGTGCATAGCATCGTTTAATACAAGCTCGAAATTAAATCTGTCGTCCAGAGGTAGAACTAAATCTACTTGTGAACCCCATCTAATCAAGCTAAATCTCTCGTTTTGAGCGCAAAGATCTAATTGCTTCTTAAATGGAGCAATTACGTTTACGTCTTCATCGGCTATTTGAATTAAGTAGTATGTGTAATCTAAAGAAGGAACATACACCTGGTTAAACATTCGTTCATTGTACTTTAAGTACTCCATGTTGTTAGGATTAATTACCTTATTTAAGATGTCCTTCTCAACCGCTAACATGGGTTTATTTGTCGATTCAATAGGTTCTAATGATTCGTACGTGAGTACGCCACCATAGGGAATCCTGTTGATATGGACGTCGTAAAACGACATAAAAATGCCAATTACCAGCGACGGCTTATTATAGTCGTCATTACCCATAACATCTTTTAAAGTGTAATCTATTCCTTTTATCTCAACAACCGCGTCATTTGGTTGTACAACTTTTTGATATATAATTGTCCCATCTGCAGGACTATAGAAATGCTCCCAGTCAATGAAGTTGGGACGGAGAGGATCTCTAAAAAAATATGTGTTACTTAGCTCGCCTACGGGGAGTTTAGAGAGTTCTTTAACCTCTCCGTTCAACCAATCTTCTAATTTTTCTGCCATTATAGTAAAGTTTTAGAATGATCGACTCTATTCAAATGCATTACCATACAAGACAGCATAGCTCCTGATTTCATATATTCTGATAAATTGAATATTACAGGTTCCATTCCTTCATTAGAACAAATTTGCTCTAATGTTTTAATTTTATTTGATTCTAATTCGTAATCTTCAGTTCCTTTTTTAAGTTCGGCAATGTTTGAAGCACATAGAACCATGTTTCCTAACCGAACCGAATTAGCAATCCCACCTAAAGTATCGTCAATATTAATATCGATAATTTCAGTATGTTGTTCTA